AAAATAGGAGGCCTTGGGGGTAATCGTGTGTTTGGCCCCGTCTTTATGTAATCAGGAAAGTCACCGCGCTGTGGCTTTGGGGTGCGATCTAGAATTGGGAAATCAACTATCAAATCGTCGTTCCCACTCGGAACCGGCACAGTATCTGGGTACTGCCCCGGGCTTCTTTGTCCTAATCCGTCATCTCGAACCAACATCTCTGCTAATCCCTCAATACCGCCAGACCTGCCGGGAATTTGTGGCATTTGCTGTTGCTGTGGAGCGACTCCGCCAGCCGCTTGATCTTGCATGGCAAAGAGTTTTGACTTGAGCATCTCATACTGAGGGGTGCCCTCTTGCATCTGGTTTAGTTGCGAATTCATGTACTGAATTTGCGGATAAAGGGGGCTGGCTTTTATTTTTTCCTGCCGCTCGTAAAACTCTATAGGTGCTGCAAAGCTCATATTAGGTCACCAATTTTTACACGACCAATAGGAGGCCGCGAAAACGTCTTTTTTCTTCTGAACCGAGTCGCAATTGTGCCTCGCACGAAAATTGCGCTTACGCTCTGGGTTATCTCGCTTGATTTCCATGTTGCTATCGCCGTAGCGAACCACCTTTACCTGATCACCCTTCTTGGCTAGAACCTTAAACTTTTTGCTCTCGCCGGAGGTGCGAACCTGCTTGTTATAGCCGGGGAACGTCTGGCCGCGATACCGCAGCCGTCCGCTCTTTAACCGCTCTACGTCAGAGGTGGTAGCCATCAAGCATACTCTTTTATGACTTCTAAAATGACGGTGTAAGTGTCCGCACTGCTTGCGCCGATTGTCGTGAACAGAATGTCCCCGGTCACACCGCTGCCGGCATTATTAGGAATGCCGGTGAAGTCAGAGTAATCGTGGAAGCCATTGCTGTCTGGTGACAAGCCGATGATTAGGGTATTTGCTGTTGCATCGCACAATAGCTCAACCCCCATCCCAACACACTGCCACCATATCTTACACACGGTAACTTTAGTGCAAGCTTTACCGGCAGAGTTAGCCGTCAAGGCTGAGACATCAACCTTGACTACATTCGCTTCTCCGGTTCCGTCACTAATGTTAGTGAATTTAAGGACAGCCTTACGCTCTCCATCCTGAATGGTTTGACTTGTTACTGCATCTGCCATTGCCTATCTCCTATTCTGTGGATTAAGCGTCAGCGAAGGGCGTAACAATCGTTCCTGAACCAAGCAGCAAGGTGTTATGTACAAGGTAGCTGGCTGTATCAATTGCTGTTACTTGAATGACGCTGCCGACCAAACCGCCTTTGGTTGAGCCGTTGAAAGTCATTACATCATTTGCAGCAGCAGGGAAGAAAGCTTTTTTGGAGCCGTCATCTACAGCGACCATTGCTGCACCTTTAAACTTGTCAGTGCCATCGGTCAGGATGTCCAAGTCAGTGGCTGCGGTTTCAATGTAGAAAAAGAAAGACGCGCCAATGTTGTTGCCTTGGTTTGGAGACGTTGGATCAGATGGCGTGCTGGAGTCGATTGATGGCAAGGTGAACTTACCGTCTGCATCGTTGAGCATAATAATCTTGCCAGCGTGAGCCGCCACGGTAAGCGTGGTGTCTGCTGATAAGCTGATGCTGCTGTTTACGCCTGCGGTGATGAAGCCACCAAGCGAGCGTACTGGGCCGGAGAATGTTGTTTGTGACATTAGTATAACCTCTTTACGAAAGGATTCGCCCCAGAGTCTTCGTAAACGTCTGCTGAGTCAGTCGCTGGGGCTGGGTTTATCTCAGACCTACAGTGTATGCCAACTTTCCAATAAAAAAAAGTTCAATTATTTTCATTTATCTGTGTGTACATACTTGCACATCGACACGGGATCAGTATAATAAAGGACATCAACAACGCAAAGGAAAATGATGATGGAAAATTTAGTAAAAGCAGTAGAAGCAAGAATAGCCGAATATCGCGCCAAAGCAGACGCTGCCAGAGCTGCGTACTATCAGCGTATAGAAGAGTTTTGCGCGACTCACAACAACGGCGTTAAGCCTACTTGGGACGCTCAGGGCCGTGGTCACGCTCCACACGACGATTACGTTTACTCATGGGCTGAAGGTGATGCGATTTATACAGAAAGCTATGCTGCTGGCGCATATCTGCCTTTTGACAAAGAGCTTCACCCATCAATTCAAACTCGCGGAGTAGGCGTATCCAGCCGCTTTGAAGGCAATGGTCAGCGCATTACCTACGTCGATCTTGACGTTGTTGACGCTCTTACCGAGGCTTTAGCTTCAGATGATATTGAGATTTTTCATGGCAAGGTTTTTTATTCTGAAGGCGAAAAGTGCCATATGTACGTTAAAACCAAAGCTGCGGGTGTTTTTGATTTGATCGAAGACTTCATCATGGCTCCACGCCGTGCTGCTCAAGAAGTCAGAAAAGCAGAGCAAGCCGCCATCCACGCTGCTGCCGAGCCATGCCCAGCAGGTAGAGTTGAGATCAGCGGTATCGTGCTTACCACCAAATGGCAGGAATCTGCCTACGGATCAACCCTCAAGATGTTGGTTCAAGATGACCGAGGCTTCAAGGTTTGGGGTTCAGTGCCATCTAATCTGTATGACGTAAAAGGTCGATCAGTGTCATTCTCAGCAACCATTCAGCCATCAGAAGACGATGATAAGTTTGGATTCTTCAAGCGTCCAACCAAGGCTAAATTCAACGAAGAGGAGGCGGCGTAAGCCGCTCAAAGGAGCAAGAATGATTCACGCGCCATTCACCAAGCCGGTCAAGCGGGGGCGGCCACTAACCACTGGTCGGTTTGACACAAGGGCCGAGCTAGAAGAAAACGTCATAGACCGTCACGGCAGGGGCTGGTCAGTTCGTCGGGTCGGGGTTTATTCAGGAATCACTTGGAAAACCGTTAAGACAATAATCGATAAATCAAAAGAAAAAAAAGGGGGCTAATGCCCCCTCCTTTCATTGTTTCACATGAAACAATTAAGCGCCTTGTGAACCGTAGATTCCACGCCAGTCACTCCATCCGTAAGAGTAACGCTCACGGGCTTTGTAACGAATGTTTCCAGTCGTGAAGTCTGGCTCCATTGTGGTTTCCATCGCAGTACGTTGGAACATCTTCAGGCCTTCGCCAGCGTCAGTGACGCTAGTCAGCAAGAAGAAGGCATCAGGGTCAGTCAGGTAATGATTGACCGTATAGCCCCCGGGCAATACACCCGTGTTGCGTACAGCGTTGATGTCATTGTCGGCGGTGCCAGAACGCAAAGTTGAGTTCAGGATACGGTCAGCAACAAAAACCAACTGAGGTGGTACGACAAGCTTTGATGCTTGAACAGAGATCGTAAGACCCTTGTCATCAGTAAATGTGCTGATATCAATCAACGCATCTTCCAAGGACGTTTCGTTCAAGTCAGCCATTGAGGTAGCACGGTTTGCGGCAGTGCCGCCACCCGCTAGAGGGTGTGCCGTGTTAATCAATGTTACACCGTCGCCGCCAGTGTAGTCAGTATCGAACGCATTGTTCAATACATCTGCACCTTTGACTTCTTTGGTGTTAGCCATAGATCGGGCCAAAGCCTTCACGTATCGCTTGCCGAGCGAGTCATACAAATTATCTTCTACAGCTTCATCAGTCAAAGAAAATGCCAAAGCGACAGTTTCATGAGTGTAGCGAGCCGTATAAGACTCAGAGGCGTTGTCAAACTGTACGCCCTGACCTTCGGTTTTAGTTGGCGCTCCGCCGAAACCAGTAATCAAAACCTCTTCCTCGAAGGCTCGCTGTGAGTCTTCAATAGCAAAGATTTCTTCATACTGGCGGTCGTAGCTGTCGTAGCTCATACCGAATAAGGAGTTTAACCCCGGCTCCAGTTCTTTAGCGAGCTGTGCTCTTGAAATAGCCATTATTTAGCTCCTTATGCTAAGCCAGCGCCTTTAACGCCGAATACTGAGTTTTGAATAACCACAAGCACGTTAGTGTTTGCAGACCCAACGTCCGAGTTATTCGGATCTTGCGATATGTCAATCGCCTTGATTGGCAAGGTTGTAGCTGTAGCACCAGTGCTTACTTCCAGCTCAGCACCTGAGATGCCAGTCAAAGTGCTACCCGCTGTGGTGTACACGATATCAAAGTTACCGAACAAGTCAGCAACAGGGAAAGCCGCGTCAGCCTGCACTTCGTAGACAACATTCGGATCATCAATGATGAAAGCGATGATGTCTGAAGCGTTTGTGCTTGCAGGGTAGTAGTTGCTGTAAACCTGCTCACCAGAGGTGGGGTCGGTGTATTGGCAACCATTAAAAACACCAACTACAGGCACAGTGCCTCCGTCAGCGTGTACTTCCACCGTACCTCCGGTGACCTGAGCAACCATATCGCCTTGAAAAATGGATGTTCCATAATTCGCAGCAATACGATATCGACTCTGTCCGCCAGTGTAAGGTGCGCCACCGATCATTCTGACCGGCTTCATTCCAAATGCAGCGTCTCTATTCGCCATTTTGAATACCTCTATTTACGTCCAAATGTGACGTTGCTATCGCGCTGAGGATCATATTTAACGTAACGACTGTCACCACGGGTTTCGTTGAACATATTATTGTCCAGCGCATCCGTAGCTTGTCTGCTCTTCGCCCGATAATAGGTTCTGCGCTCTTCAATCGTTTCGTTAGGGATCTTAGCTAATAACAACCCTTCGTTGTAAACCACGCCTTCGTGTCGGCCATTATCCATAGTTGGTAAAGAACGCCATTCTGGAGGTAATTCGGTTCCTCTTACGAGTTCCCAGCCCTCCCGAATTCGACGCGAGACATTAGCTCGGTCTTCTTGTCCCAGCATAGACTCCCTGATCCACCTGTAGGTATAACCTGCCGGTGCTGGGGGAGTTTCTAATGACCTGACTGGTCGCCATGGTGTCCTGCGAGTCTGATTATCGTGTGACTGCGAATCACGGGATGAACGTGCGTTTGCTTTTGTTTCTGCCATTTTAGCTTGCCTCTCTTGATGCAATTTTTTGCTTCTCTTTTGCCACTCGCTGCAACCATGCCTCTTCAGACATATTATGCGGCTTGAGGCTCCTGAGTCGCTCTAGCTCAGACTTAGAAAAGCTCACGCCATTCTTTTTGCCTTGTGTTTTTGACCGACCACCACCTTGGGTAGCTGAAGCGACTCTTTGCACAGCGGGTCTGCTTCTACTTTGAACGGTCTTCGAGTTGCCATTACTGGCGCTCTTAGTGTGAGGATAAACCGTACCGACGCGGCTGTCCAATTCTTCGTAATATTCATCGGAACCAACGTCGAAGCCTTCGTTCGCTAAATTATAGTGAACATAGTAGGCGTACTGGGTCGCCTTCATGTCATCTTCGTTATCTTGGTTCGCGTACCAAGGGTTTCTTTCGTGCCACTCCAACGCATCTTCTGTTGGCGTAACCTCTTGCTGAACCTGCTGCTCTTGGTGATTAACTACCCGCTCGTTACCTTGAGACTGATAAGATTCTTCCTGAGCAGCCCTTTGTCGAGACTTTGCTACACGAAGCTTTTCCTTCTGAATAGCAATTTGATTCTGGAGCTTAGAGGCCTTGGTGATGAGATCCGCGTCTCCGCTTTCAACCGCCTTGCGGTAAACGTCATCGATCTGAGACTCTTTGGAGTTTATAGCCTCCTCTTCCTTAGCCAAAACAGTATTAGATTGTTGAATCGAATACTGGCGATACTGCTGAAGCTCAGCCTCTTTCTGCAAGGCAATTTGCTCAAGCTGCTGCGCCCTTTGCTCAGCCTCTCGGTGCCTCTGGTTAAGCTTGTTAATCCTTTTAGAAACCGACTTGGTGTAGTTTTCAAGCTCATCGCCATCACCGCCAGATCCCTCTACCGGATCTTCGGTAACCTCAATAGAGACTTGCTCCTCATCCATCTGCTCTGCGTTTTGATTTTCTATCATGCGAAACTCACTATGTCGTCTGGGTCTATAATTGTGCCAATGACCTCGTCGTCATTGATTATTCTGACTTCGCCGCCGTCCTCAAGCTTGAACCTAGCTCCGGCATAACGACCGATTAGCACCCACTGCTTTTCTTCACACCAAGGCTTGTCTCCAAACTTTTCAGTGTCTCCGTAGCAGAGCGGCCCCATCTTTACAACATAGGCGACCACCGTGGCTAAAGCCTCTCGGTCTACCGTTTCTTTCAGGAGGTGGATGCCGCCTTCGCTTTTGGCTTTTCCTTGGTAGGGCAGAACCAACATGCGCCACCCTGATGGGTTAGGCATTCTTTCGACGGCGGATTTTTCAAGCAAGGTTGGGTCAAGAACTCGTTCGTCGCTTGAGACGTAAGCCGAGTCTGTTATTGGAGTTGTCATTTAGATTTCCTTGTAGAACTCTCTGATTGTTTCCTCCACCAAGTTTATAACAGTTAGCTCACCTTGCAAAGATTTATAATGTTCTATATCTTTCAACATTCCATCCATCAAGACCTCTTGGATGAGTTTTCGCCGATCACCCATTACCCGTTTTAGGCGAGAACCCAGATCGATGTCATCCACTACACTTTCTCGTGAAAGTCAAATCCGCGAGTAGCAGCACCAGCTCCGCGAGCCTTGATGACTTTTATCTTTCCGCCCATTGTCCGACGAACCAAAGCTGGGTCGGTGGGTATTGATTTGATGCTCTTCTTTGGCGAGTCAACCTTTTTAACTCTGCTTAAATCTTTCATCATTCTTCCTCAGTTTGTTCAATTGGTTTCTTCGGCGCAGCTTTCTTTGGAGTTTTTTTGATTACAGGCTCTTCCTCTACTGCAATCTCTTCTTGAACCTCTACAGGCTCCTCGGCCTTGACCTCTACAGGCTCAAGGGCTTTTGCTGCGGGAGTTTCAACCCCAGAGAGCCTAGCCATCTTGGCTGCAATCCGTGCATCGCTTTTCTGCTTCTTCTCTTCAGCCTCCTTGGCTTTTTTTTCTTCGAGGGCAGCTTCTACGTCACGGGCAAGTCTTTTTCCTTCACGCAGTTCTTCAATTCTTTTTCTTACATAGCTTGTTGATGATATTAAATCAGGCATTATCGGCCTCCCATGTTTTTGTTTTGCATGTCAAGCAGCTTTAAATCCGCCTGTTGATCTAGGCGACGGATAGCTACGTCTAGCTTATCATCAGCAACCTCCCTTTGGATATTCATACGCTGCTTGGCGATTTCATTCTCCAAAAGCTTTTCCTCAGCACGTTGCTGTTGTTTTGCCTCAAACTGCTCATTCTCTGAGTCGATTGCCTTTTCCTTCAGCATCAACTCTTGCTGCCTGATTTGAACCAGAGGATCGGTCTCGTTGCCCTGCCCAATAGACTCCAAAAGCTCTTGAGTCAATTGCGCCAAGACGGGAGAAGATATCTTCTCGATCTGCATCTGAATTTGACTTTGCTGCTGCTGCAACTGATCAGGAGGAATCTGCCCTGACTGGGCAGCCGCCTGCATTTCTTGCATCTGCTGGTTAAGCTCTGGGGGTATCTGTCCCTGAACCATCTGCCCAGCCATAAACTGGAGGTGCTGCATCATGTGGCCAATTATCGCACCCTGTAGCGGCGGGTTCTGCTTGACGACATCTGTCAAGAATAAAGATCTATGCGTGTCAATGTGCGCCTGATGGTTTTGAGGTTCAAAAGCCTGAGACGGCTGTCCCATCAGGAATCCGCTATTTTCAATACCCGCATCAACAGGCATTGGCTGCGGGGGCGGTGGTGGCGGCTGTATAAGGCTGTCAATATCATCGACACCTAGCGCCGCGTACATTCGCCTGTAGGCCTCGTAAATGCCTATAGGGCCATGAATTTCAGGATTAGATTGAACCATGGTAAGCAGCTCTTGAGCCATTGTGATCCGCTGGCTTTGGCTAAATATGTTGGGGTCAGATACGGGTATTACGTCAACCCGACCATCAAAATCCTGCCCCATAATCTCTTGTGGGCCGTTCTTTGATACATAAGGGTAATTTGGAGGCAAATACTCCGCGAACACCTTGGCGAGCAATTGAAACTCAAGCTTCTGGCTGTAGTGCAGTCGCTTATGAATTGCCGACATAACCTTGGTGCCGCGCTCCAATAGAGCCACCGTAGTGCCCACAGGCATCGCTTGGTTCATGTCGCCCACGTTCATATCACCGATGCTTGCAAACCGCTTGCCAGACTCTACAAGCAGTCCTAATAGCTGCATAAGCACGTTACTGGGTTCTTTGATCGGAAGCGGTATCAGGTTTTCTCGCAATGACGCGCCTGTGGTGTCGATGTCGCGGAACTCGCCCGGCTGTAGCGGGGTGTCCTCGTCACGAATACGCATCCCGCGAGCCTTGAAACCTGCCGGGAGATTAGCCAAGGTTCCTGCATCAATTAACTGTCTTAGGATTGATGTGGCTGACTTAGATATACCACCAATCATATGGCTTAGGCCTAGGCCATAAAAGCCGAGGCCCGGTAAAAATTTGTACTGCACGAAAAAGTTGATCTTAGCCTTGCGAGGGTCTGTCTCAACGTAGTTTCGACGAATCGACAAGACCTTCTGAGATCCCTCGTCGATTGTGACGATATAAGGCAGCTTTAAGCCTGTAGGCTCGCCGTCTTCACCGACATCTTCAAATCCGGGGATATCTAAGATGGTGTGGGTCTCGTAGATGACGTGGTCACGATCCTCTTGGTACGATGGCCCCATGCCCTCGATTTCGTCAATCTGCTCCTCAATATCGCTCCTAGATACTTTGACAGAGCCGCCTTTTAGCTCCACGTCAGCGTAAAACCCGTTGACCTGTTGCTTCTTGATTTCATTCCGACTCATGTTTAGAACGTGGGTCACGCGCTCGGCGCTAAAAAGATCGGTAGCTTCGTAGGGCACGATGAGGTCTTGGGGTTGAATAAACTTGCTCATCGCACGGCTTATGCCTGTGTCAAAGTAGACCTTCTTAAAGGCGCTGCCTGCGAGCGGCAGATAGAACAAAAGCATATCTAGCTCTGGGTCATACTCTTCCATGACGTTGAGAATGTAGTAATTCATGAAGTCCTGAACCCGAGACGCTTGAGTCTCTACGTCAGGATTTCTGGCCCCAACAATCTCCGCCTTGACTGGCCCCTTGGCTGGCAAAAGCTCTTTGTAAGCCTGAGCCTGAAACTGGGTCACTGACTCAGCCAAGATGGGGTGGATAACGCCAGAAGAGCCTTCAAAGGGCTGGCTTCTGGAGTCGTCGAACTTCATCCCTAAATACTTTAAGCCGTCAGTATAAGTCTTTTCCCATTCGGATCGGCTTTCTTTGTCAGCCTTAATAGAGCTTACGACATCACCCGCCAGCTTGGAGAGGTCACTGTCTTCAATAAAATCGACTAAATTGGCGTTAAAGTCTGTTGCTATCTCCTCTACCTCTTCGTCGATCTCGTCATCGATAAGAATCTCTTCTTCGCGCACCAGTATCTCTGCTGCATTGCGGATCTCATCGTTTCGAGTCATTTCCGGCTCGATCTCCATGGCGCTGCCAGTTGGCATAACGTCAGGATTGTCTTCGGTGCCTAAACCTCTTTTTTCAATAGCCATTAGTAGTATACCTGTCTGTCACGCCTCAAAAACTCAGCTTCTTCAGGGTAATCGTCGTGGAGGCTTAAAAACCCGCCCTGACGGAACCGCATCAGCGCCATCGTTGACGAATCGCAATAATCGTCATTGTCCCCAAACGGAAAGCTTGCCATCTCCTCGATAACCTCATCCGCAAAAGTTTCGTCTGGTGCCCAAACCATCCCCGATTCAAATATCGGGGCAACACTGTTCATTCTTGCAATCTTATCTTGACCTCGGCTTGGTGTATAGGCTGTGACTGGAATGCCCATGCGCCTAAGCTCTTGGGTCAAAGGTGTGCCAGATGCCTTGGCTTCAATCAGCACACAGTCTGGCTCCCAGTATTTCCATTCCTCGTAGGCCAGTCTTTTCAGCTCAGGAAAGTCTAACCTGACCCTCTTTGCGTCTAAAAGTATAATAGCTTGCACATCTTCGTCTGGCGACTGGAATATCGCCCACGTAGTAATGGCCGAGTAGTCGGCGGTCTCTTTCTTGCTAAACGCGGTGTCATAGCTCTGGATGACGTACTCGTATGAGGGCACCCAGTCGTTCTCCCACTTGCGCCACCACTCGCGCTTCACGATAGAGCCGGCCTCTGCCGTGGGGTTTTGCATCCACTGAGCATTCCACTTGCTAATCGGAAGCGAGGCCTTAACCGACAAAAGCTCTTCTTTTTTCCAAAATTCCGGCCATAAAGGTGTCTCAGACTCGGGCATGATTGCCGGGAACTCTACAACCTCCCACTGGTCGGCGTGTTCATCCTTTCCTTGGTTTTTGAGAACCTTGCCAACCAAGTCCTTGGTGCTCCACCGCGTCATCACAATAATAATAATTCCACCCGGCTGGAGACGCTGTCGTGGCCCCGAGGTGTACCAGTCGTAAGCCGATTCCATTGCTGTGGGCGACATCGCATCCTGCTCTGAGTGCGGATCGTCAATGATCAATAGGTCAGCACCACGCCCCGTAATCGCGCCACCCACACCCGCGTAGAAGGATTCGCCTTCGTGATTCGTTGTCCAGCGCCCCGCTGACTTGTTGTCTGACTGAAGTTTTACGTCTGGAAAGATTTGCGAGTAATCGTCCGAGTCAATAAGGTTTCTGACCTTTCGACCAAACCTGACAGCCAGCTCAGCGGTGTGCGTTGTCTGGATGATTTTAAGGTCGGGCTTACGGCCCATCATCCAGCTCGGAAAGTATGTACTGGCAAACTCAGACTTAGAGTGTCGAGGGGGTAGGCAGACTATCAGACGCTTCAGTTTGCCTTGGGCGATCCGGTTAAATTTTTCACCGATGATCTTGTGGTGCCTGCCAAGGATACATTCGGGCCACATATGCCGAACAAAATCTATAAAGTCGTTCTGGCACTTGTCCTGCTTGTCCATTTGGTCATAGCGGGACAGCAGGGCCAGAGCTTCGTTTTGATCTTGCTCGCTTAGAATCTCAAAGTCTTTGAGCGAGAGGCTAGACATTTTCCCAAGCTTCCCCCTTAAACAACAAGGCCTCCGCCTCGCGTCTGCGGATTAATCCGTCCAGAACCTGACCTCCTGCCTTGTTCCAACGACGGATCTGATGGGGCACGTCATCCATGTCACCTTCGTTAAGTCGCTTCAATAGCGTTGATGATTTCAGGTTTGTAGGGCCAAGGTTGTACGTCCAAGATACCAAGGCGTCGAACTGGCTTTGGTTAAGCTCAGTATCAACCAGATCGTTGACGTAACCTTCAAACTCTTGGAGGTCTTCAGCAAGAATTTCTTCTGCTTTTTGTTTCGTGCAGGTATCTCCAGCAGAGACGCCTTTAGTGTGCCCGTATCCTATCGTCCAGACATCGGCAGAGCACCGATAAGACTCTAGTTTGCACCCTTCAAATTTTTTGATAAGGCATAAGCCCTCTTCGCTAAGAACTCTCATATTAATTAACCGCGTCATTCGTCGTGCTTGTGGGAAGCGCCGTAGTAAAAAGATATGATACTGCTGACGATCCCACCCAAATAACCAAGCACAAGATTAACAATGCCATTGTCTGTAGTAGCAGGGTCTTGTAGCGTGACCAACGCGATGTAACCTCCGAAGAATAAAACGCAAGCAACCGCAATAAATTTTGGCGTCCAGTCACCTTTGAAAGCCATTCGAGCATTCTGGATATCATCTGTTTCAAGTTTGAAAACATCTACGTCTAGCTCCTTCATCCGCGCTTGGAAATTAAATTCCGCTTTCTTAATCTCTGCAAGCTGTTCAGGGGTCGCCGCTTGGATTGCGGTAGTAATTGATTTTTCGTCAGTCTTACAGCCAAGCACACTGGCGATTGTTTGTGCGGCAGCACCACCTAAAGGCCCACCGAGCGCCTTCCCAATAGTAGGGGCTAACGTACCGATTAATCCTTTAATTGCGTCAAATTTCATTGTGCTACCACCAAGCCAACAATGGCTATTAAAGAAGCAATCATGACGGGGTAGATACCCCAGATCATGCGCTCTAACTTATCAAAGCGTTGTGACCCGGAGTCTAACCGCTCTTTAATTGACTCGTACCGCAAGGCGCATTCCGCCTCATGAATCTCAATCTTCTTTAACGCTTTGCTGGCATGAGTCTCGGCCATTAGTTCACCACTTCTGCTTCAGGTTCTTCAACCACTTGGATTGATTCCCGTAGGGCGTTTTCCCGAAAGCCTAATGCAACCTGTAAGTTAATACCCTGTTGCTGTGCTGCCGCAATTTGATTCTGCAAATCAGCAAGCTGTTTACGCAGGTTAACCACTTCGACGTAGTGCACTTTGGAATCGTTACCAAGTTCATTTACGTCATACTCCTGATCGTCAATCGTCAGAATTACGGGTTGCTGCTCTTGTTGCTCACTCATACTTACTCCTAGTTTAGTGGGTTTGATAGGTAGTCCATGCCTGACCAAATATCATCAATCTCTGTGTCAATCTTTTTTAATCTATCCTCAACTCGATTACGGTCAACTTGACTGTCCTTGAGAGAATT